CAGGCGGTTTGGAACTGTATCGTCTTGGTATGACAACACAGGTCTATCTTTCATCATGTAAGGGTTTTCTTCAGCCTTGAGCAACATACCATCATTGGCAATCACGACAATGGCTTCAACCATATCGGTGTAGTCTTCTGCCGCAGAATTCTCAGGAAACAACTCAACTATGTCTTTGTTTTCCTTCATGTTGTTCAAATACTCACGGGGTACTAATCCGTAGTATGTCAACAACAGTACCTTCTCATCTTGGTACTGGCTAACCTCTTGGGTAGGCTCTAGGTCAGTATCTTCATAGGTGGGCGTGATGTCTACCTTGCGGTAAATGCCTTTTTCGATTCCCTCTACAATCTTGTGGATTGAGACGTATTTCTCAATAGCCACGCCCATGCAGTCATCGACCGAAGTACCATTCGGGTCGAATAGAAAGTTCTTGGGATTGATAGGCATGATCTTGACAGATATGCGCTCACGCTCCATCACACCAATAGCCGCTTGACCCATCTGATTAGGGATAGCTTGAGTCGATGGGATGTACTCTTTTTCGGTCTTGACAATGATCTCGCCAATGCCTGTACCATAGATTTCAGCCATCAATTCGATCTGGTCGATAGCTTTTCTGATTTTGTCTTTCTTGAAGTCTTCCATCAGTTGAGCCTTAATTAACTCAACATCTATAGGGTTTCCACCTATATCTTGGATATTGTCTTCAATGTCAAAGAAGTCGCCTTGCCCAAAGATAGCTTCCATGATCTCTGCATGGCGAGTCTCTACGGCTTGTTGTGTAGCAGGGGTAACGATACGGCTACGCTCAGACTCACGGGTCTTGTCTTCAGAAGCCCATTGACCACGGAAGATGCGCTCGTACTCTAGATAATCAGGGAGAAAGTTTGTATCTCGCCAATCTCTCCACTTGTCGCAGTGACTAGTGATGAAATCGGTTAACTCTTTATCAGCCTCAGTAGGCTCATAAAACTCGCCTTGTTCTAGCTTGACTTCTTTATCTGTTGCCATAGTGTTACCTTATTGATGAACCGATTGTATTTGCAAAGGGGTCGGTAAATGCGGGGGATTCAATTGGGGTAGGTGTTTGACCATGCAAAGCAACTGGAACTTTCTCTATTCCAAGTTCCTTTGCCAAGTATGCCCTATGTCTACCATCTTCTTTACCTGATGCGTATATATGCAAAGGGTCTAACTTGCCTCCAGATTCAACATGGCTTCTTAATGCCGCAATGTTGTCTAATGACTCAGCATCAAGTTTTAGTGGTCTTACTTGTTGCAAAAACTCATCTGGTGTCATGTATGTCAAATCACCACCAAATTCCTCATATCTTGTACCAGCAGGGGCTAATGGGTACTGAGTAGGCAATGCAGCTTGTTGGGGGTAGGTTGCTTCTTGTGCTAATTTGTTTAATGTTGCACCCTTGGCATTTATGGCTTGCAACTCAACAGGCAATGATTGGATGCCAAGTTTTTTTGCCGCCGCAACTCTATGATGCCCGTCAACAATCCTTAACTCTCCATCAGAAAATACTGAAACTTGGATTGGTTTGGAGAAGTCCATCTTGGCGGCTACCTCATCAGAAACATCCGAAACTTCTCCAGAATTCATGCGCTTTAGATTGTTAACATTTATTGTTTTTATCTCAGGCACTTTCTGATGATACTTAGTAGCATCTTCAAAAATACCTTTACCAACATCCTTAATCCCCATCCCAACAGGCATACCCTCTGTGGCTTTAATCATTCGACCCGCAACCCTACCAGCCACAGGCGCAAAAGGGGCAACAGTTAAAGCAGCTTCAGTAGTCTCAGGGCGCATACGGGTAGTACCGCCCAAACCACCAGCACCTGAGAACAAAGACTCACCATAGGACATACGCTCAAGCGTCTTAGGGATACCAGTGCCATAAAGGAACTGAGCAGTACCCTGCATCTGCTGAGTCCTCTCAGGCGAACTCATGTATTGCAAAGGCAGATTCACAAGGTCAGAGAACAATCCCAATATGGGACTTCTCGGAGTTGCTCTTATCTCATCTGCCATTTATATCCCTTTAAATGCCACTTATTATGTCTAAAGGCTCCCACTCATCTTCTTGATCGTCTTGGAAGTATGAGGTTATCGCCAGTTGGTCAATGTAGGAAAGAGCATCAGGCAAGTCATCGTGAACACCTTGGGCAGGGAACATCAAAAGTTGATCTTTGAATTCATCCCAATCTTCCTCAGAGTTCAGCACAATACGCCCATGCTCAAACCTTCCTTGGAGACTCCAGATAATTCTGTCAGTCTTTTTCCTGTTGCCATGCGTCAAGTCAACTATGTGCGAATATACATTATTTTTCCTCATTAGGTCACTCAAATAAGGCAAAACAGCGTTTTTTAACGCACCTCGCTCAATTCCAACACTCAAAGGGCGGTATTCCCGCATCTTCAGCAAAATAGTTGCCGCAGTCTCCCGAATGTCCCAACGCCCATAAGCAATCTCTTTAACAAACCATTTGCCCTCATCAGTTACCTTGACTACAGCAATGGCAGTCTGGTCAAGACGCTTCTTAGAGTTAGCCGCCTGTCTAGCTACTTCTTCAAATCCAGCCAAGTCAACAGCCACAAAGTAAGAACCATACTCAGGTTCTTCCCCGTACTTAATCCATTCTTCTTTGAACACATCAGAGCCAGCATTTGAAAAAGATGCCATATACTCTTGTTTGAAGGCGAATGAACTTAGGGTCTTCTTCGCACTCTCGATTTCACTAGGGTCTATAAGTGGGTTGTCCTGAGTCGTAAAGTGCCACGATTTCCAATCAGGGTCATCCCCCTCTTGCCCTAAGTTGTACAAGTCAAAGAACCAGTTCCTACCCTTGGGTGTGCCGATAAACATGGCTTTACCCTTCTTGTCTGACAACGATGCCCTAATTACCTGTTCCCAAGTCTCAGGCTTAATGTCAGCTACCTCATCCAGTACGGCGTAAGTCAATGAGACTCCCCGCAATGTGTCGGGTCTGTCACTCCCCCGAACATATATCTTTGCGCCGTTAATCAAGGTAACTTCCATGTTGTTGACATGGCTGCTTTGGATAATCTCCCTGCCTACGTCAAGCAAAACATCCCACACAATCTGTCTAGCCTGTCCCTGAGTCGGGGCTACATAAAGAACTGCAGACCCTGCAGGGCAGTTAAGACCCTCTATTAGTAAGGTGGTCACCGCAAGCCTTGACTTACCGCACCGCCGCCCTGCGACTACGACCTTGAACCTCGTCTTGTCGGCGTAGACCTCCTGCTGCCAAGGCAGTAGCGCAAAGTTCAGATCAGCCATCTTTAGCCTCTATGTCTTCTATGTCTTTGGGTTCTTCTTCAACTGTCGTTGTCACTGGTGCGCCTATACCAGTAATGTTGATCGTTACCGCACTACGCTGAGACTTATCCTTCTCAAACATCGACACTGGCAGTGTCCTGTCCACGCACATCTTGATAGCTGCCATTTGAGCAGGGTGGTTGTCGTTTAACGCTATTGAGATCATCTTCTCGACAACATCCTTACCACTCGACCTGATGAGCATATCCTTCAGGTCTTTGATTCTTTGGTTATCGGTTTTGGGAAGTGCCAAGTCAGGATTCCTTGCGTACTCCTGTATCTGACGCTTTAATCCGAATACGCCCTTGGGTCTGCCAGCCTTCTTCTTCTCAGTTGTCGGTTGGTCTACCTCATCTTGGATACTGTCCATTTGCTCTATCTTCACGATTGTCCTTGGGAGTTGTGGGCGTGATAGGTGGGGACTATAGCAAATTAGAGGGCGATAGTCTTTTTTTTTCGTAGCGGGGAGTGGTGGGTTGGCTTTTTTTCATTTTCGCTTCTTATGTACAGAGGAGGCTCCCACAACTATCACGACCAGCGACCACCCCCTCCCCCCCATCAAAATGATAAGAGAGTTATCCACAGGTAGCTGTGGATTCTGTGGATAACTACTGCAAGTTGTTGATTCTATTGGACATTTACAAAACGCTTACAGAATACTTACAAAAACGGTTTTATACAACATCCATTATGTTAACTTTAAATATCTGAAAGTATTACACGCATCTGCAAACTGTGACAGGAAATGAAACCAGATGGGCAAATTGTGGATAACTTGCCCTCCGATCTGTGGATAACCTGTGGATAACTTTTAATTTCTCAATCTGAAAAGGATTTTCTGGGCGGCGGAGAAGTGCGAAAGAGGCGGTGGG